ATTTGTGTCTGTTGCTGTTGTTCCATCTCCAAAATCAACAATCTTCAGTCCTCCTTCTGTATAATCTTCAATTTTATAGAAAATTTTATATTTTTTACCAATTTCAAATACATTGGATTGAACAATTTTACTTACCTCATCAGTTGCCTCCCAAGTTGCCTTATTCCCTGAAATTGAAACATCTCCTGTAATTGACCAATAATTTGATCCATCAGAAAAATCACCATTTTTTAAAAACTCCGCAGTTCCTTCCCTTGTTCTAACTAAATTTAAAACCTGTGAAACTATTTCATTTGCATCCAATTCACCACCTGAATCCCCATCAAAGGAAGTAACAACATCAATTCTCGTGATACATTCCAACATATATGAATCCCTATTAAAATCTGTTTCCTCATTCTGCAATGAATAAACTTTAATAAATGGCTCCGTTGCATCGGATGGAACCCTATTATAAACAGGAACATTCTGACTGTTCAAAACGATTGAACCGCTTAATCTGTCAATGATTGCTTTTCTTAAAAAATGTAATGCTTCAATCATTTAATAGCTTTTTTAATTGCCTTGTCAATCCTTGACAAAAGTACATTGTAATTTTTATAAATATTGTTCCAAAAATATGGTTTTGGCTTTCTCCTCGATGATCCGAACTCCTGAATCAAAGCATAATCAAAAGTTGGATTCAATTTGGAAAATGCTTGAGATTCAATCAATGCTTCTTTGTCGTTTGTTTTCTTATGGATGTTTTTCCTTAAATTATTTGTATCCACAGGAGCATCCTTTACAATATCATATTCCGATTTTATGGCAAATCTGTCAATCAAATTTGATGCAACTGATTTATCAATGGCAAATAATTTACCAAGTTTTTGATTCAATTTTCTCAAATCATTTTCATTAACGCTAAATTCATTCTTCACGATATGTTCCTTTTATTTTTGTAAAAAAACGATCAACATTGTCGAACTTTTCGTTTAATCGATATTTACCCGAAATGTTTTCAATCTTCAGGAGATCGCCAATTAAAATATTATCAGCAGTCTTTTTCCTGATGATTAATTCTATTTCATTATACTTTGACCTCTTTCCATTTTCTTGGCGAATTTCACCGCTTAAATCCTTTTTAAATGCCCAAATCTCATAAACTAAACTTTGTGTTGAAGTAAACCCACCATAATTATCAGCAGTTTTTGTCAATCTGTAAACCTCAACCCTCGTGTTTAACTTCCCGGAATCCATTATATGAACATTGTTTTAAAGGATGTTAAAATTGTTTTGGTTCCTGTTGGAATCTCGTTTACTGATTCACCTACAACAAAATTGGATCTGTTATCGTAATAACTTGCGACCAATTGCAACAATGCTTGTTTTATTGATTCATCAGGTAACCCGGTTGTTGTATAAGTTACTTTTACTTCCTCCGATGGTAATGAATTTAACAAAACAACTTGTTCATTCAATCCGAATAGCTTATAATCCGTTGTTACTGTTCCATCAACTTCCACTTGAGAAATTGAAGTGATTGGAGCAAAAGGAAGTAAAAAACGATCATCGACTTTTGGTAAATAATAAATCCGAGATTTTGAAACAATATCCCTTGTCATATAATTCTCCGCCCATTCCCTTGCAGTTGTAATCATCCGGGAAATTAAACTATCATCAGCAGAAGTATCAATCCTTACAAAATCCTTGACATCCTGAACCGAAATGACCTCGCTTCCAATTGTCGAACTTATTTTGATTTGCGTTAAAATATCTGACATCATTTTTTTCGTTTTGTATATTTTCTTTTAGGCTTTAATTCTTTTGTTTCTTTTTCTCCCTTCTCCTCCTTGTATTCAATTCCGATGCCCTTGCTTATATAATGCCTTGCAGTTTTGGGATCAAGTTCAAAAATTGCTCCTTCATTTCTCCATCCCTTGGTCGTGTAAACTTGTTTAATGATTTTAATTTTCATTTGTAAGTATTTGAAACAAAGATAAAAAAAAACCGCCTTAAATTAATAAGGCGGCTTTCCAACTATATATAAAACAAAAATCAAATAATATTTCAATCGAACTCAAAATTATTAAAAAATCTCGAGTTTCTATTGCTTAATGATAGACGAATTGACCTCCTTTCTCCATTATTTCTAAAAATAAAAAAACCATTGAACTTTTTTACATAAATCGCAAAAAAATCAACATCATCTGTGTTATATTTTCGATTTGCAGTAAAATTGACCTTTACCGAACTTTTATTATTGTAAAAATCTGTTTGGTGACTTTTGACCTGAACTTTTAATAAAACCCCTTTTGATTCAACAACCACATCATAAACAGATCCCGGTGATAATGGCATTGAAACGTTAATCTCCCTTTTTAAGCATTCAACGCAGAATAAATACTCTGCCAAACATCCAAGAACTGTACTGTCCATATAATTGTAAAGATAAAAAAAACCGCCTTAAATAAATAAGGCGGCTTTCCAACTAAACATAACTAAACACAAAAAAAAATATTATATATTTATCGTAAGGGTATAACCTTACTTTTTTAATGGTTTTGTCAGGATATAACCTTACAAAACAATATCATCTCATATATGCCTCAAAACAAGTTCCACAACAAAACTCAGCATCTGATGGTTGTCCGCATTCCAAACATTCGTGATCGTGATTGTGCTGATGATCGGGATTATTGATGTTTAAATAGTCCATAATTAACGATTTTTAATTTCTTGAACCAACTTATCTACATCGTGTAATTTGTCCGATAAAACAACGTAATCTCTCGGCTGCATTTTATCTTTGCATTCATCAGTAATATTTAAATAAGTTGCTGCCCAATTAAATTTTCCTTTTTCCATTTCTAAATTTGATTTAATATAGTTAAAATTAAGTGATAAACCCCGGTCATTAACAAGGATAAACAAACGAGGAACAAGCTAAACTCCTTCAGGATGTTCACCCGGTTCTGTTGCTTTGTGATTTTTTTCACAACAATATAATTTTTAAAATCCATTGCTAAAAAATTTATCGATTAATTCGTACAAAGCGATTAATAAAACCCAAGGGATTGAAACCGCCAAAACGAATGATATTTTTAAAAGTATTTTTTTCATAGCATTTTGATGATTAAGGAAGTTAAAACACAAATGGCGAATCCAATAAAGGATGCAAATGTGATTTTTAAACTGTCCGACTGTTGGCGATCTGTTCGCCCTTGTCTTGATCTGTATTGTCTGATTTTTTTCATTTTTTATATTGTTTTATGTTGCAATATATAAAAATATTTTTAAATAGAAAGTTTAATATAAAAAAAGGGCAAAAAAAAAGGGAACAAATATGCTCCCTTAATTTTATAACGCCAATGATTAAGAAGTTTCCATTGATGTTTTTGCAGTAGAGAAAGTTCCCTGAACGATCGCATTTGGCAAATAATTTGTCAAAGCTACTCGTTCTTGAACTCTTACTGTTACAAAACCATCTCTGAAGTTCGTGGAATCATCTCGGCTGAACTCGACTGCAAGATTCTCACGAATCCAAAGTTGAGTTGCTTGTGCAAGATTTCCAACTAAGAATTTACCTGATGTTACCGCAGTATTTACAACGATTGGAATGCCCATTATCGTTGGCTGCAATCCGCTGAAAATTTGTTGCTTCAAATATTCATTCGCAGTTGATTTCAACAAAGTAATTTTGTGCAAATCTGTTGGATTCAATATGATCGAATCTCCTTGATAATTCGCCAATGATAATTGATTCAAAGCAGCAACTAAAACATCATATTCGTTTGCACTTTCTACCGATTGATAAAATGCAGCTCCTGAAGTTGTGTCGAATGCAGCACCATCAGTAAATAAACCATCTAAATTTGGAGATGATCCATCACCATTCAAGATCTCGTTGTCCTCGATTGATAAAATTTTACCGGGAACACGAGCAGAAAGATAACTTGACAACTGTGGAGTATCAGCTAACATTTCCTCGGTGATTCGCATAAACGTTCCAATCTTCTCAACGTTTACTGACGTTGCAGTAATATCAAAATCAGATGCACCTAATGTACTACCTTGAGCAGTTGCAGCTCCTCCATCATCATAAGCAGATTCTTTCGGATAACGAATTGTTTGTGAATCTGTTGATCCGTTTGGAATCAATTGGCGAATATGTGTCGCTCTTGATGGATCAAATTTGATTGTCGGCAAAACTGTTTCCTGTGCGACAACTCCTGTATAAGAGTTAGCCATTGTCATATCACCCGCCTTGATCTCAAAACGACTTGCATTTGCGTTACCTTTTATGATGGAATCAATTGCACCTTCATTGATGGCTTTGTCTAATGCTCCTTTGAATGTTGTCGGCTGATTTGAAGCAAATTTTTTGTTAGCCATTTCGATGGCATCAATTCTGTCGTTTGCCTCTTTGTTTTTAGCAACAAAATCATTTGTCAAGTTGCTGATTTCACTTTTTAAAGATGATTCGATTTCACCCTTTGCATTGTCTTGGGATTGCCCAAATGCTTTTTCAATTTTCGCATCAACAATATCTCCGATTTTGTCGAGATGCTTTTTTACTTCTTCGTTCATAATTTTATTTTAACGAATTATACAAATATTTAAAAATCTCATTTTGATCATCTTTTGTTTCAATCGGCTCTGTGGATTGCTCCGGCAAAGTGATCAAATCGGAAACCGATGATTTCAACTTTAATAGTTCACTCTCGATGGCGTAACCAAGTTCATCTGATATATCGCCCTTCCTGATAACTTTAGATAAATTATCAAATCTTTTTAGGAACAAATCTTTATCAATGTTCCCCTTTACGTTCATTATCATCGCTTGATCATTTGCAGCTAATGTGACCGCAGAAATCTCAAACAATTTACATTCTGTCAATTCTCTGTATGAATCTTTTTGCTCCTTTTGGATTGGTAATATTCCGACTGAATTTTCGGTAATCACTCCGGCTTTCATTAATTCGATTACATCTTTTCCAAGTTGTGTTTTTGGTATCGATGATTCGAACATTAAACCTTTTTGATCTTCATATAAATTTACCATATTGCCCAAAGGTTTATTCATATCGTGTTGATACAAATACTTGACTCTGTGTCCATTTTCTTTGATCGTTTTGGAATATGCTCCCCTCCTGATGATATCGCCATCAGAATCAACATTTCCAAAAATAGAACCATAACCTTTTACAATACCCGCTTTTTCATCGGCATCAACCAAATCTCCAAGCATTGTCGATTTATAAAGCATTTTATTCATATTGCAAAGATAAATAATTTCTTAATTTAAAATTTGGAACAAAAAGAAGAGGATTGATGGAGCAACTGTGTAAGCGATATCTTTAATCGATTCAATATAAACGAACGTTATTCCGAATGCCTCCGCTCGAATGTAATCAATCGCTTCTTTAAAAATCGCAACTAATGAAACGATCAAAATTCCACCCCATCCGAACGCTAATACAAAAAAGAACCCTAATAATGTTCCGTAAAAAAAATGCAAAAGTTTATCCTTTGCGATGATTGGCAAATTTCTCAATAGTCTATTTATCATAATTATTTATTTATTGTTCAAAATCATCTTTGTGAATTGGCACGATTCGACATCGGCAATTTATATTGTTTTCTGCTTTTTTTCCACTTCCCGGATGCATCAAATTTTCTCCTCCAACCTTAAATTTATCATTCCATTTTGCAGTATCACCATTCACTCTAAAATGTGCATCTCTTGTTCTGTTATCCCTTGTCGCAATCCATTCTTTCATCAAATTATCTGCTCCATACATATCATTGTTTGTCCTCCAAATGGCGTTATTCGCTGCGTTTATTGATTCCGTTCGCACCACTCTTCTTGCTTGCCAATCTGCATATCCATCAAACTTTGCTTGTAATATCCTTCCCGCTTCACGTTCATTTAATGCTTGAAATTCGACATCCTTCAGTAATCGTTTTAATGTGTTTTCAAGTTGTTTTTTTGCCGAACCTTGAACTAATCCACCTCTTGCTTCAGATACCTTTAAACCAACATCTGCGAAGTACTGCCTCCAAATATCATCATATCCTGAAACGTTGAATGGATTTGGGAATGCGTTTTGGAACCTATTAACCGAAAAAGAAGCGAATCGCATCCCTAATTTTTGATATAACGTTTTATATAATTCACGAATATCAACCAATTTGAATAAACCATTAAAAGCATTTGTTTGCCCTGTCGCTTGGAAAATGGAGATGCCTAAACTGTAGTTCGATTTATACCAAGACTTCCAACGGGATATTTCAATGTTTTCTCCCTTTTCGAGTTGATCCTCAAATTCATCGTAATAATCATCTAAATTTTTAATCATCCTTGTTCGCAGTTCGTTTCGCCCAAGATACCATCGCCTTTCCTCCCCACAAATTATAAGCAACGTAACCCTTATCTCTCCAAGGCTCATCTTTAAATTTTG